ACTTCTGATAAGTGAATAACTTTATGTAACAGGGGCTCATACTGATCCCAATACTCCGAAGACATCGTCCTGGGGTACACTATATTTACACCTTCGTCAACGTTGAGAACTGCTGCAACCGCGTATGACACTGCTTTAACTATGCTAGACTTTCCAACCCCAGGGTCTCCATATGCGATGAAGCCCAAGGGAGCTTTCCGGTAAGTACTATCAGATACCAATATTTCATCTCGCATAATACTTAACTGAATATAATCCCTAGCAATACCTTCAAATTCCTTGCTATGTTTAATATACGTCTTGGTCATAGCCTCATAAATTGACGACACTTCTTGATACTTTTGTTCAAAAGTGGCAGTACTCATACTACTCATTCCATCAGTATGGGAATTACTAACCCTACCATGATAAGATAACAGATTATTAATATCCTTCCGAATGGCTTTGAGAGGATTTGGCCTAAATAATGATTTAGACAAACATACACCCTGATATATAAGACCACTAACGGCTATCACCCTACAAGTGGCAACCAAAACGTTCTTTATAATGTGCAGAGGTGTGTTCCCCTCAAATAATGGAGATAAATAGTCACTAACATCCTTATTAACCAATTTAGCAGATACCAGCGACATAAATAATTGCTGGATAGCTCCAAACATATCACTTTGCATTACTACATCTAATAACTCTATACCTGCATCTAGATTGAAACCCTCAGCTTTGACTTCTTGCTTCTTACCGAGAACAAGCTTAGTTAATAACAAAACTGGCGCTGACGCTAACAAGACACTAGATGAATAATCAGAAACGTATTTAGTTAATACGTAGTTAAGCATTAACATAATTTGGATCCCATCTAGTGAATAGATAGCATATACCACAATAAGTATATCTACTAAGACCCCAACGATGTCATATAACATTCTGGGGGTGAACCGTGACTTTATGCTTGTAACCAGTTGTTCTACAAAGTGTAGTCCTTGGTATACTAGCTCTAAAAAACTGTTAAGCATAGTATAAACGGCTCGAGAGACAGTTTCTCTAAGATCCCTAACAAAG